CGTCTGATTTGCCTGACATGACCATTGCTAGCTCTCCAACATCAGCGAGGCCCAAAGAATCCGCATAGAACTTCCTTTGATAGTATGACATGTCGTCGAATGATAATCCGGCATCTGTCAGAGCATCCTGGATCATACCAAATCTCGCGGCAGGATCAGTCTCCATCATAAGATCCATGGCATTAACAAAATTTCCACCAAGAGCAGCGTTTAGTTTACCGGCTTGTTCTGCGGCTCCTTCAAAGGTATCAAATTTCTCTGTGATTTTGAGTAATCGGTTGACTGCTATTCCCGTAACCTTGGATGACATTTCAAGATCCTTAAAGGCACGTTTTCCGGCGCTTCCTAATTTTGCTAATTCTCCAGATACTTTGCCATAATCCTCTATCATTTGTTTCGGTGAGATCCCAATATCTTTGGCGAATGCCACCATTTCGCGGGCGCTGGCTTCGGCTTGATCTGCGTTTTCGCCCATGTATTTTGTGCTAGCTTGAATTAATTTAGCATAATCGGCCGCTCCAACTCCCAGGCGCTGCAATACCGCACCTGTTTCTGCCAATGCTTCGCGCTGTTTTACACTAACTCTTGTAAAGTCAGTAAAAGTAGTGAACAGTTTTTCATTTGTTTCTCTAGCCTGTTTGGCGGTGACGCCGTAAGCTCTGGTGGCTGCATATGTATTGGTCACAGATCGGGCAAACTCTGTGGAAGCCCCCGTGGCCGCCCTGAAGGCATTCTCCATATCATATAGCTCGAAATTCATGGCGATCATATTGTTGATCATTCCGGTGCCAATGCCGGTCATGGCCCCGTGGAGAGTTTTAAGGGGGGTTTTAAGACCTTCTAGTGCTGTATTGAAAGTGGCCACCGATGGCGCCAGCTTGTGTGTGAAAATACTTACTTGTCTCTCCAGGCTTTTGGAGATTTCCTTGGACGCGTCCTTCGTTTTTTTAGCTTGTTTATTAGATTTCTTTTGTTCTTTTGTCTTTTTTTCAAAAAGCTTACCTAAGTCTTTCTGTCTGTCTACATCATCCTCATCAAGTTTTTTCTTCTTGAAAAGATCTTCATTTTGCTTTTCAATCTGTTTTCCTTGGTTATCTAATATTTCGGTTTTTTGTTTTTGGAATAAATTATCGCCCGAGGCAGCCTTGTTTCTTTTTTCATAGGCGCCCACCATTTTTTTAAGGGCTTCTTCTTCTTTTTTAAGGTTGGCCAAAGAAGAGGCCGCGTCGGGGGCGGCGGCATCGGGCGCATCGCCGCCGCCACCTTCGCCCTTCATCTGTTTGCGAAGCTTTTTAACTTCTTCTGTTAGCTTTGTTAATTCTTCTTTAAGCTCGTCGGCGGTTGCCATAGGTAAACTTCCTTAAACTGCTAATGTAAATAGTTTCCTACAAAAAAAGACGGGCTATTCCCGTCTTCCTATTGCTCCCAAATTTGGTGGTGGTGCCGGCTGATTTTCTGCACTCAATGTTTGAGTGTTTCTGCCGCCGTGACCTTTCGATGCATCTTCTATTGCTTTCTTTTCTTCTTCTAGCTGTTTTACCAATCGCTTAACAAACCAATTTCTTAGTCCAACTGGTAAATTATATGCCTCTGAGAATGACCAGCCTCCTGAATATTTTAGAAAGAAGAACTGCTCATATATGTTCTCCATGTACTCAAGTGTTAGGCCAAAAAAAGTCCGCCGTAAGCGGGACCTCCATGTCCTGCTCATGATCACAAGAATTGCATGTAAAATTTTGAGTCAAATCGATATTTGGAGCGGCAACTCTATATGCCATGCGAATATGCCGCGAATCCACTGATGGAATATTAGCCACCAAATAATTTAGCGCTTGGGCTGAGGAGTCTCCATTAACTGCAGCAACCGTATTAATTAATTGCCGCGTCACCGCCTTTTCGTGCGTTTTTGACTTTCTGTCCTTCTCCATTCCCGCTAATAGCACTTTTTCGTCTGTTCCGGTTAGGAGCCTGAATGTTACAGTCACCTTTGTTCTTGGCAATTCGACATCAAACGTACCATTTTCATTATCTACAACACCCGCGTCGTCAAGATCTTCTCCGTTAAAGATTTCGGCTGCGTTAAGGTCAAATGAATATTGTTGCCTTTCTTCGCATGCTGGACATGTAACTTGAGTAGTATACTCACTCCCGTATCCAGAAACTCGGCATGCTATAACAATTGCGTTCCGGTCTCCTACTAGTAATGAGTCTGGGTCAATCCTCTTATTGACAATGATGCTTTGAATCACCCTATCCAAAGCTACACCCTTTTTTAGAAGAGTTTTTGACGTTAAAATGTCCTCTTCCTTGGCAGTCATTTGCCTAACTTCGATACTATCGGCGCCATGAAGGGGGTGGCCTTCTGCATAATACTTTCCTTGCGATGGCAATTCCACAAACTCTGTGGGAACTACAAAAGAAAATCCTTCCGTTGTCGCATCTTGCAATACTTGCGGAGGAGGACCTGCATCTATATTTTGAGCGCCTGTTCGCTCTTTATTTCTAGACAATATACACCTCTCGTTTTTTTTCGTCTATTAAATCTTATATTGAGAAGAACTCTTGGGCGCCGCCGGCAATTGCGGAAGACGCATTCGCCGTTGAAATACGAGCCCAGTCATATATCAATGTAAGCTGCACTGTTGAAAGCTCATCATCCCCATACGCTAGTTCGCCATAATTAACGCTCTTAATCCAAGCGTTCCAAAGTGTCCAAGTTTCCAAAGGCTCTCCATTCGCATCAAGCTGCGTAATCAAGACAGTGCCCAAAGAACCCACAGACTTTGCCTTTGACATTGTGGTGAGCGAATCAGAACTGGTGGGCGGAGCATACCCTGATTGTGTCACAATATCGGACACCGTTGCCGCGACGTCTGGGTCGACCGGATCAACGACTTCGATATCAAGAGTCTGCCACTTAAGGGAGCTAGGATAGTAAAAAGTATGGTTAAGGAATTGGTGTTCCGTCTCTTGAATCTCAAATTGGGGCTTTTGGGCCGTTTTGGCATACCACAGAACTGCGCCGCCTGTAGCATCTATTCCTTGGAACTCTACCGTAAACCTAAATTTTCTCTTTGGATCTTTTAATGTTGTATCGGCTCCAAAGTCTTGTGACCAGAATGGCATTTGTTGGGTACTCCTTGTTCTACTTTTAATTAGTGGGGTGAGGGGAAAATCCCCTCATATTTTAGTCGTCGAATGATGCGCCTGTTGAAAGAATAATAAAGTCAATGGCAATATATTCAATAGCTCTTGCAGGCTTAATCATGATCTTCGCGTACATTACGTTCTGATCAATAAGATCTGGTGTCGTGGTGGTCTCATCCAAGATGAGTCTATAATCCGTGATACCAAATCTGGTTTTAACAGTCGCCAGGAAGGGCTCAACGAGTCCCTTAAAGCGATTCCAAGTAGCTTGCACGTTTTGCTCGAAAAGAACCTGTGTAGAGAGAATAGCGATTTGTTTCTTCATGTAAATCACTAGCCTTCTCACATTAATTCTATCGAGGGCCGATGCGCGCTCTTGAAGAGTCTTTTGTCCGAAGACAACAATTCCTGTGGAGGGGAACGATGCGATGGGGTTAATCTTCCCATCATAAAGTTGATCTCTTTGCTTGGATGTCAGCTTCTCGGTAATCCCTGTAATTGGGATTCCTGCGGCGCCGTCGGTTAGGCCGCCGCGATTGAAGCCGGCCGGAGCAAACCAAACATCTGATTTTCTCTCCGTAGAGCCGAGAACACCAAGCATAGCAACGGATGGGGGCACCCATAGCATTTGGCCGGTTTCGTCGTCTCTTGTCTGAACCCATGGGTAGAATGTACATCCATAGCTAGAGTCAATTCTGCGATCCTTGAGGTCCGAGACGGCTTGTTCTGGCGTTGTGGTTATGCGATATTGTTTGTTGTTCACATAACCCTCATGCATTGGCTTATATACGCTAGGTAGGTCAATAATAGCTAGCGAATCGGCGCGTTCTTGACAAACATCAATCATCTTCTTCGTCAGGGCGGTGTTTGTAAGCCCGGGAGCGAGCAAGACATTCATGTCTAGTTGTTCCGGATCTGCCAACGAGTCGATTGCCCGGGCCCAGGTGTTATATACATAATTGTTCTGTTCGGTGGGAGTTCCACTACTCATTGCGTCATTATAAAGAGGATCTGGCTTCTGAATGTCGAATCCGTCGAATCCACCCCAGAAAGGAGCCGTGAAGCTATTGTAACCACGCTTCAGAAGATCTTCTAATGAGCCAGTTGAAGTTAACGATACGCCGCGGGCTCTGGAACCAGACTCATAATAATAGTTTGAACTCGTATCAGTCCGAACATCATCAAGCGAGAAAACATAGGACCAAGCATCATATGGATACACGGAGCCTACCATCGGATTTAGCTGGCCGGCAACTGTTGGGTCTTCTGGAAAATCGTCGTATAACAGCCTGTGTGTATCGCTTAAGCAGTTCGGTGCTGCGCGGGAGGACCCCCACGTGCGATTGGACATAAATCCAAAGTTTGAATTTGTTGGATCTGTTAACCCAGCGTCAGATGCAGACCTTACCAGAAGATCTGTTGGGAAGAAAAGGCTGCATGTGAGAGTGTACCGGCCGGGGACGGTAGAAGCGCTGACGAAATAAGATCCGGCGGCAGAACCTTCGTGAAGCTCAATGGGCGCCTGTGTGCATGCGCCGGATACACTGATAAAGCCCATGTTGGTGGCAGTCAATAAAGTGACTTTTGATCCGGAAGATGCGCCCTTCCAGCGAGGGGGACCAAAATAACCAACAGGGAGAAGGGTCGAATCTGTGGATCCAGCCTCTACGTCTTGATTCATTTCAACATATATAAATTTAGATTGATTATCATATTCACCATATGTTCTTAATACCTTGTTTCCGTCATCCCATTTGGCGTATTTGTCGCCAATTTTTCTCGCGACGAACGATGGAGAAGTCGGGTCCAAGGTGCAATTGTCAAATCTCTCCATTACTTGCACATTGTTATCCGTATCATATAAGCTTCTAAGAACAACCGAGAACGAACCATATCCGGGCCCAGCGGATGGGCTTACCTTGACTCTCTCAATTGAAACCTTAACATT